CATATTGATGCTCAGGTATAGGTTCTTCAAATACATCGAACCCTTTATTCCTAGTAATAGGTTCGTCGTAGACCATCGTTCTCAACTTAGAGGCAGAGATGAGGGTATCAACCGATCCCAGAAACTCGCACTCAAATTCGACCCTGAACTGTTCCTCTGAGGTGTTCTTGATGGTTTGTTCTTTCCAGTGAGCGTCCCTACCTGGGACCTCTGACCAGTGAACCTCTGTTGTTGTATACTCATTCTTTCCACGCTCTGCGTCATGCCACAGTTTGTAGAACATGTTCATGCCGTGAGGCGTGGAAATGATAATTACTTTTGTAGACTTACCAGAAGAAATAGTAGGATAGACAGATGAAAAGAACTGATCAGCAATGTGGTTCGGAATAAACGCGAACTCGTCCAAAAATATGACGTTAAAAGACATACCCCTGACGGCACTAGCAGAAGTAGAAGCAGCCATGATCTTGCTGCCGTTCTCCAATTCCAAACTGCCCCTGTTCCATTGACTGATGCCTTGTTGCATCCACTTGGGGAGGTTTTCATAAGATAGTTGTAGACGTTGAAGCATCTCACGAGCAGTCGCTGCTTTGTTAGCGAGGATTGCTACGTTGACATTATCGTTAAACAGCACATACCACAACAGATAGGAGGTCACAATAGTAGACTTACCAGACTGTCGTGGTAGTTTTGCGATATTAAATCTTTCAGCATGAAACTTCCTAGTCATATCGACTTGGAAGTCATACATTTCAAATGGGATCAGACCTTTGTCCAGTGAGATGATCTTGATGTAATTCTGAATGAAGTACACAGGATCTTTACTACACCGAATATATTCCTCAACCTGATCTGGGGTGAACGCCTGTGAGACGTTCGCCTTTTTCAGGTTAGGGTTACCAAGATAGATCTGATCTGAACTCATTTTCTATTTCTCACTGACCAAGTTAATTCCATTGCGATCGTTAGCGTTAATACAAATGCAACCACAAATAGTGTGCTCATTCTACTAGCGTACCGTGGGCACGACGAATTTCGCGCAACTCTTCAAAGTCTTTCTGCTTAGTTCCACCATCATATGCCCAGGCATATCCTTCGGTAATCATTTGCTCATTGAGGGAGAGTTCTGCGTCTCCAATATAGAGCCACCCGAGAAGACGCCCATACTTGCCCATACCGCCAACAAGCTCAGTACGGATAACGAGATCATCGTCGCCACTGATAGCACCTTCAAGTTTCTCCGCAAGCCAGTTGGTGGCATCGTATCCCAATGCTTTCTCCTCAGCATCGCGTGTTCTTTTTTCGGGGGTGTCAACACCAGCAACTCTAACTCTTTCCTTTTTATATAGATCAAAACCGAGATCAATTGTGACATCGATCGTATCGCCATCGAGCACTCTATCTATGCTCGTCACTCGGAAATTGTAACAACTCTTCCGACTCGGGGGTGTCATCGCTCCCATTTTCTCTCTCGTCAATGCCTAATATATAGGCAACAACATAGATAACGCCTGCCAGGAGCATCACTAGCATGATGATGATGCTCCAAGTTACGTCATTGACATCTTCTAGGGGACGTAAAAATAAGTTCATTCCTTTGGTTTAGAATTTTTGCTAGGTATCATTTGATACGCCAACTTATCCCGTAACTTATTGATTCTCTCTTCATCAAAGTGAGCAAAGTTTGGATACTTCTCTACTTTTTTATAGTAATGCAATGCATTTTGTATGATGGTAAAGTCTTCCATCGTTAATTCAAAGTTCATGGGTTTCTTGGATCAATTCCTAAATCTCTTAAATACTCTATCCACCAGTCAGGATCTCTTTTCATTTTCCATTTAGGGACAGGAAGATCATGAAGCGAATACCACTCACTAATTGCTTCATCGATAGTCTGTGCGATCTCCATATTCTTCATCCTCTTCGTCAAGATCTGCATATGCATTTGCCACATAGGGTCCGTGTGGTCGTTTGGCATCTTCTCTGACATAATCCTGCTCAACATTAACAGCGTCAACCCAGACTGCAAGTTTCATTACTATAAAAAGTATGATGAGTGGTAAAAAGCATCCGAGTAGAATGACAGATCTCATTTGTGTTTCTTACCGAAAGGTTCCCAATGCTCCCATCCATATTTATGTATTGCCCATATCCCGAGAATAGGTACAACAATAAGTGCATACGCTAGGATACCCAGAGTGAAAGGGTTCTCCATTACATGTCTAACGAATAGCATACTTCTCCCTGAAATAGAGATCTACGTTATGTAAATTGTCTAGGGGTGCATGTTCATCACCCAATGCCCAGTCATAACAGAAATGGTGCATCTGTTCGGTGACGTGTGTAACGCCATACATTCTTGCGAATGATGATAGTGCAAATTGATACCGCCGATTAGTGGGCGGTTCCATTTCCGTTGTAATTATCGGTGTCATAATAATCGCCCTTGCTAGCGCCAAAATAGATTGTAGTTAAAACAAAAGGCACTGCAATAATGAGCAGTGCCCGACCGAGTAAATGTTCCATTAAGGATTGTGGTTCTTAGAATCTTTAATTTTATTGTAACCCCAGACTGCTAGGGTGCCGATACCTATACCGACGACGCAACAGATAATCATATGTTCAATGTGATGCATTAGTTTACATGTACTGTACCGATCATGCCTGCCCCTTTGTGGGGAGCACACCAGTAAGTATAGTCCCCTGCCTCGGGAAATGTCACCTCAAAGTCTTCACCTGGCAACATTGCCAGACCCTCATGGGATAACTCAGGATGATCCTCTACCACAACGTTATGGGGAGGAAGCATATTGTTGATAAAGTGAACTGATTCACCAGCAGAAATAGTTACCTCTGCTGGATCAAATACTAGGTTGCCATTGGCACCCATCTGAACATCTACTGCCCATGCAGGAGCAGCAAGGAAAAGTGTAGCAAGAAGTGCGAAGAAAAACTTCATTAAAGTTTACACGACTACCACTATTTAGATATTAATACCTAATTGTTACTGAGTATTATTAGGATCTCCTGGCATTTCTCTATCTAGTTCTGCCAGTCTTTCTGCCCAGGTTTGCCCACCGTCCATACCTCTACGAGGATTAATGCAACGATTGTCTCCCAACTTATTACAAACAAGTCCCGCCAGGTCAAGTTCGCTACCTTTATTGCCTGTGCCAGACCAGTAATGTTCGCCATTAATCCAGATTGCTCCGCACTTGGGGCATTCTTTTCTTTGGAGTGATAGGTCTGAGAATTGTCTTTCATTTTCCATTTGTGAGGTCCTTTAAGAGAGTTGAGAAATTACTAGGCGGAAGGTCTAGTTGCTTTTCCAACTGTCTCTTCATTTGCCACATCTTGAACTTTATACCCATATATCTTATTTGTAAATCGATATATGCGAATACCCGCATAGTTCCTTCAAATCCTGCATACCAGATCATTCCTAGTAAGACCAGGACCAAAAAATAAAATGAGAACATAAAGTCCATGTGGATACACTCCATTCTACTAACTATTTACCAAAATGAGACATTTTTAAGACTAATGTAAGACATTGGAAAAAATTATTAAATTTCATCAATAAAAAAGTCTCCCCTAAGGGAGACCTTAAATCAGCAGTTCCAAGCGCGTAGCGACTTATTGATTCTTGAATCAGGATCGCCAGCAGTCTTCTTAGAAGTCAACTTACGTTTCATGCCTTTCATTCTGGCACAGAAGGAAGCACGACGTGGGTTGCCTACCTTCTTACTTGGTGCCTTCAAATCTGATCCTGGGTTCTCTGCTTCGTAAGACTTACGTCCTTTCTCATTCAGACCACCCTCAGAATTCTTACCAGACTTCTTAGTCCAAGCAGCACCCTCAGTTCTCATGGACATATCTGTGGATGCTTTCTTCGTTACTGCCTTCATTTGCAGTTGAAGTTTTTGCCTGTTGATCATCAGTTGCTTACGAGCAATCTGTTGCTGTCTATTTTGCATAGACTTATCAGCGCCAGGCGCTGCTGCTTCCGAGACTTTATCCATCTCTTTTTCAGCACATGTCTTAGAGACACAAGACTGACACTTATGGCAATACTTGGTGCCCTTCGGGCAATTCTTTTCTTCGTTGAATTGCTTGAATGTTTTCATCTTGGTCTCTTAGGGCAATTGTTCTCATGCTTATCGATCCAAGTCTTAGGACGTTGGTGTCCCTTAGGGGAGGTCACCCCACAAAACTGGCACTTGTATGTTCCGTTAGATTGTTGCTCAGCCATAATGATACGCTCCTTTGTTGGTCTTCTTGGGAAGTTTACCACCTCTGACTTTGGTGCCAGAAGTTTCACCGTAACCTTCGGGGTGTTTGCCTGCCTTAGTCTTACCAATGGAGTCTGACTTGGACTTGCTACCCTTCTCAGTGTAGTGCAGTTTAGCAGACTTTTCCTTATCCTTGGTGATCACAGACTCTTGTCCATGCTTACGACCAAGACGACGCATCACTTTACCGAAACGACGCTTAGACATCTTATCAGGTTTTGAGGTCTGATAGGACACTTCGCGACCTGTCTCGCCGCTGCCATACTTATACTCACCAACACCTTTCTTGTGACCGATGCCATGCTTTTTGAGATCCTTCTCCAAGGTCTTACGACCTTCGCGGTTCTTCTTCTCATCATCACCACGATCAGCAGAGATGTGCCCAGTGACCTGAGACTTTGACTTCTGCATCATGCGACCAGTGCGGTTACCCTCTTCGAGGAACTGCTTGAAGGACTTACCTTCGGTGCTCTCTTTTTTCAGACCTAACTTACGCTTGATCTTGTCACGTAGACCCTCTTTGGG